TTGACCCCATTTCGCCCTGTAATCGTCGCGCATCTTTCGGCAGGTCATCGAATGAAGGCGAAGCATAGCGGGCGTGTACTGTCGGTCCGCGTTCATTTCCTTGTATCGCGTCTCGCAGAATTCAACCGCGAATTTCTCGTGGCGACGGCTTTCCTGTTGTGCGCGCTGTTCCGCTGCAATGGCTTCATCCTTTGCCTTACGAGCAGCCGCCGCGGCTTTCTGTTCCGGCGTCGGCTGGCTAAGTACGCCCCACACCGTCGCACCTGCCAAGACCGCCACGAGCAGGACTACATACAGCCAGAGCCCCTTAATTCTCGGCATGGGCTCTTGCCGCGGGGGCGGCGGTAGCGGCGGGGGAGGAGCAGGTGCAGCCAACGGTGGCGGCACAACCGGCGCCCCGCACCCTGGACACGCGGCGGCCTTGTCGCTCACCTCGCGTCCGCATTCCGTGCAATTGATCAGCGCCATGGTTCCCCGCCACTTCTGTTGACGGGCGGATCGTAGCAGGATCGCTACTTGCTGGCCTCCGCAAAATACGCCAGGGCTGCCGCTTCGATGACCCGGATTCCCGCCATCACTTCCTCTCGGCGGTCTCCCTCCAGCCCCTCACGGTCCAGCTCCCGGTGCACCTCCTGGTAGTCCAGCCCTATCAGGCCCCCGGCGCTGCTGCGCCACTGGGTGGAGACCCGCGAATAGATCGTGATCGGCAAGGCGCACTCCGGCCACAGCTCAACCTCGGGCGCGGTGAAGTGCTTGGCCTTGAGGCCGGTGCCTGCGAGCTCGGCCTCGGTGGGGGCGCGCCAGTACAACGCCCCCACCGCCTCTGTCAGTTTCCCTTGCGGGCCACCTGGATCGCCTGGGCGTAGCCGTGGATGATCGCCGTGTCGAGGCCGATCTGATGCTGCAGGGCCGTTTCCACGCCGTCGGTGTCCAGGTCCACATCAGCGTCCCACTCGGCCACCAGCTCCAAGACCGCCTGCGCCGGGGTGATCTCGCCGGCCGCCAGCTTGTCCATCAGCGCCTTGTAGGCGTCCTTGAGCAGGTGGCGGTAGGTCAGTTTCAGCTTCTGCTCGCGGCCCTGGCCCACGATGGTCAGGGTGGTGCCGAACGTCTCCGGTGCTTTGACCTTGAACATCAGGCGGCCTCCACCAGCGTGGATTCGGCCAGCTGCGTGAACGTGGCCGTATTGGAGTTCGGGGCGTTGTTCGCGATCGACGGATCGCCGTTGAAGGACAGGTAGCCATAGCGGTACTGCACGTCACCGCCCGGCAGCTTGGCGCGCAGGATGACCGGCTTGCCGATGGCGTCCACTTCCTTGGCAGCCTTGTACCAGGGCAGCTTCGGATCGTAGTACAGGGGAATGGTCAGCACGCGGGCGTTCTTGTAGGTCGGCACGTTGATCTGCTGGCCAGTCGGATCTTCCAGAAACTGACCGGACCAGAACTGCTGCTCGCCACCGGACATGGACGGCTCGCCCTGCTGCGTGAAGTCCACAAAGTCGTCAGCCTTGTAGAGCTTGGCGGCACCGCTTGCGCCGGGGAAAAGCGCGGTCGAGCTGGTATCGATACCCAGCAGGATCACCGAATCGCTGGCGCCCGCGTTGACAGTGCCAGCCTGCGCGACGCGATTGTTGATGATCGGCCAGCCCGGCACTTCGATCAGCAGGACGTCATCCTCAACGACGGCGCCGGTGGTGACAGTTGCCACCGCTGGATCGGCCTTGGAGATGGCCGTGGCGGCGATGATGGCGGGAATGACATTGGCAAACCCGAACTGGGTGCCCTTGGGGAACTTGAGTGCCATTCGTTGTTACCTCGCTTGGGTAAATGAAAAACCCGGCGCGAGGCCGGGTGGTTGGGGTTAGTGCTGGGTGGATCGGTCAGGGATCGGGATACCAGAGCCCGAAGTCCTGCCGGGCCGTGTACTTCTTGATGGCGTCGGCGTATCCGGACACCGCGGCGCCAAGGGGCTCAGACTTCGGCATGCCGGTGCAGATGCTGTCCTCGATCCGCCGCATCAGCGTGTTCGCCTGCGCGCGCGTGTCGGCCCATAGGGTGATCTGCACCCGGGCGTGCTTGTGGTCGGGCATGGCGCCCTCGCCGAACCACAGCGAGCGGCCGCCCACCTGCTGGTAGACCGCGCACGGGTATTGCTGGTTGTCCGGTGGCACGTCCGGGTAGAACCTGTCGTCCAGGAGTGGCGCCAGCAGGGCGGTCAACTGCGGCTCATAGCTCATCGTCGCCTCCCTTGCCGGCCAGCAGCTCCGGCAACCGCGCCCGGCCGCGCTCGACCATCGCTACCTTCGCCCGCTCCCTGGCTGCATCCAGAGCCGGCCGCAGGAAAGGATCGGCCGGCACCCACTTGGGCGTCGCCAGCGGCGCGCCCGTGTACCAGTCGCCGTCCTTGCCCTTGTACCGCGCATGTGTCTGCCAGTGTCCGAACTCGACCAGGTGCCCATGCGGCGCCGTCTTGGCGTTCCAGCTCACCGCGTAGACCTCGGCCTTGTCGGTCGACGCCTTGTCCCGGTACGCCAGATAGATCGCGTCGCGCAGCTGGCCGGGCCGCTTGCTCCCCTCGCCCACTGGCGCGCGTGCCTTGGCCTCGTCCCGCAGCACCTTGCCGCCGGCCACTGCCATGGAGCGCGCCAGCTGGTGGCGGACATCGGTGAGCAGGTCCAGGCCCCGCATCGCATCGCTGAAATCGACGTTCGCCTTGATGGTCATCCGCTGTTCCCGCCTTGCTCGGTGATGATCCACGCCGCCGTGCGGTCCTTCATGTCGCGGGTGACGCCCTTGATGTCGAACACCAGCCCGTCGTAGACGATCCGCATGCCAGGGTTGATGCCAAGCCGGCCGACAATCTCGAAGCGCACCAGGAAGCTGTAGCGGGCGATGGAAGCGGGAGCGCCAGCCTGCAGGTTGGCGCGGATGGCGCCAAGCCCGGTTTCGCCGGCGATACCGGCCCACACCTCGCCTACTGATGCCCACGTCTCCGCTGGCTGGCCCCACTCGTCCTTGCCGGCGCCGCGCTGCTCGATGGTGATGCGGCGGTTGAGGTCTCCCGCTTTCATGGGCCCATCACCCTCCGGTAGGGACGCAGTAGCGCCTTGGCGCCCGCCGGCATCTCAACAGCTACGGCGCCGACCATCGTGTTCTCCCGGTTGGCGTAGAGGTCGCCGAGCATCAGCCTTATGGCAGCCACGACGCTCCCGTTCACCACGATTCCGTGCAGTACGCGATTGCGGGCAAGAGCCAGCGCATCACGTTTGGCCAGTGCGACCTCAACCATGGCCTTCGCCATTTCTGCGTTCGACTCAGAGGCGGCAGCAGCGATAGCGGATGCATACTCTTCGGCCGCGGCGGCAGCCCCGGCAGGTAGCTCTGCCAACGCTGCGGACAACGCCGACTGATCGGGGAATACCGCGCGGTTGAGATACGCCGCCGCCGAGTCCTCGGCAGACCCCAACAGTTCCGAGAGCAGATCGTCGTCATAGTCGCCGTCCACTCGGCACTGCCGGCGGCACTGCTCGATAGTCAGCAGCGGCATAGGTTCACTCCTTTTTGCCTTCGGCCAGCGCGGCGGCGAGCTTGTCCACCCCCCAACGCTTGTCGAACGTGATGCCGGCCGCTTCCAGCTTGGCGATCAGCTCCGCCTTCCCTTCCTGGTCGGGGCCTCCCGAGGACTTGCCATCGGCCAGCGCGCCGGACGCGCGGGCGCCGGCCTCCAGCTCGGGCGGGCACTCGGCGCCGGCCGCGAACTCGGTTGGGTAAATCTCGCCATCGCGCACGCCGCGAAAAGGCTTGGTCAGTTTGCTCATGACTTCTCCATGCAGAGCGGGCGGCCGAAGCCGCCCGCCCTTGGTTAGCGATCCTCGACCCGGTTACGCGGCAATCTTCAGCGCGCGCATCGGCTCCGGGTTGTGGACGCCGCCGCCCACACGCTTGGTCGTGTAGAAGTGGACGTAGGGCTTGTTGGTGAACGGATCGCGCAGCACACGCACGCCCTTGCGGTCGTACACGGTGTAGGTCTGCTTGAAGTCACCGAACAGCGCGGCGATGGCGTTGGCCGCCACATCCGGGATCGCCGCCACGTCCTGCACCGGGAAGCCCAGGAGGGTGGACGGCTGGCCGGCGATCAACGACGGCTGCCACAGGTAGTTGCCTTCGGTGTCCTTGAGCTTGCGGATCGCGCCCATCGTCTTGCGGTTCATGGCGAAACGGGCGTTCGCGGTGAAGGCCGACGGCAGGTCGTACACCAGGTCGATCAGGCCGTCAGCGGTGATCGCTGCGGCCGCACCGCTGTTGATCGCGCCGATGGCGCCGAACGGGTGCTTCGCCGCATTGGCCCCGCCGGTGACGTAGGTCAGGATGCCGAACGGCTTGTTCACACCATCGCCCGCGAAGAAGCCGGCGCCTTCCTGCCGGGCGAACTCGACGTCCACCTCGCCGGACAGCCACGCCTCCAGGTCGATCTCCGAGTCGTCCAGCAGCTGCTGCGTTGCGCCCGGGTTGGCGTACACCTCGCCCCAGCCGAACCCCAGCTGCTTGAGCTTGCCAGTCGCGGTCGCGGGGCGGGCATCCTCTTCACCGACCCAGCCGGAAGCGGTGCCGCCCATGTTGTACAGCTTGGTCAGGCCGGTGCCCGAACAGGGGACAACGTTCGCCAGCTGACGCATGTCCGACAGGATGACCAGGCGGCCGGTGATGGTGCGGTCCCACTCGACCGGCGCCAAGTAGCCGCCGTCGTCGGCCACGCCCTTGTTCATCGCCGCCTGCACTTCACC